GTGGCTCCAGATCCCAAAGGATTAAACGCGTGGCCAGAACTTGACATTGAACTGTAAAAATTACCATCAAATGTTGGCATTGCATTTGCAGCACTTGAACCTGTAAAGCCAATTGCTTGCATAATTGCTTTAAGCACAAATTGCTGAATGATCATCTGTGCGGTTGCCTTAAGAATGCCAGCTGCAAATTCACGGAAATTAGCGGTGCCATTGATTGCTAATCCAGTAATGGCATCACCAAGAGATTGGAATCCTTGTTGTGCCAAGTTGCTTGTGGCATTACGAAGTGTGCTAAGCGTGTCTACGTATGAGTTGGCGCCTTCACGGAATCCAGCGCCAGCATTAGTTGAATCACGCAAAGCGGTTGCATAGTTTTGTGCGCTTTTTGCTGCATCATCAAAACCAGCAGCCACTTCAGACATCTGCTCAAAAACTGCCGTGCCAAATTCACCTTGTGCAAGCTTCATGGTTTCAGCCTGCACTTGATCCTGCGCTTTCCTAAATTCTTCTGCTTTCTTTGGGTCAACTTCAGCACCAAGCTTGGCCATGGCGTCAATCCGTTTTTGTAACACGTCCGTAAGGCGAGCACGGTCTTTTGCAATTTTGTCAGTATTTGCAACATATTGTAAGTAAATTGCGTCTAGTGGTTTGGCAACGGCAATAGCGCCTTTGTTTTGAATGTCAACAATATATTCTTGCAGCTTACGAAGATCAATTGCAAATGCTTTTTGCTGATCAACAATTCGCTCTTGCCGTGTTTTTTCGCGCTTGGCGGCCGCAGCAGCGGCTCTGTCTGCCTTGGCGGATTCGCCATCACCGCCGCCAGTTACACCCAATCCTTTGCCAGGCTCACGGAATGGCGTGCCCAATGCCGTAAGCATTGTTTTGTTTGCCAAAAGCCTGGCTTCCAACGGGGCATTCATGCTTTTGGCAAAATTGGCTTTTTGTGCATCAGACATGCCTGCTTGGCCTTGCTTGTATGCAGCCAATAATTTTTCATCTGCAGCAATTTGAGCTTTAAGCGAAGCCTTTCTGCCGGTAGGATCCAGCTTTAAAAACGCATTTAATTTGCGAATGGCAGCATCAATAATTTCGGCTACATACGAAAAAGTATTTTGAAATGCAGCGCCGATTGGTTTTAACAATGTACCAACGCTTTCCGACAAACTTGCAAGTGTTGTCTTAAGGCGATTGCCAGCGTTTTCTGGACTACTTGCAATAATTTTTGCAGATTCTCCATAGCGGTCAAACAAAGCCTTGGTAAATGTTTGAAAATCGGTAAGCGAAACTTTTCCTTCTTGCAGCATTTTATCCAATTCTTGCGGGGTTTTTTTCATTGACTCCGCAAACAAGGTAAACGCACCGGGCAAGCGTTCACCAATTTGACCACGCAATTCTTCAGCGCTTACTTTGCCTTTACTAAATACTTGAGATGTTGCAAGTAATGCCGCATCAAGATTTTCAAGACTGCCACCTGTCCCAAGAATACCAGCAGAAATTCCTTTAAATGCTTGCTCTGCATCTTTTACATTGCCACCAGCTCCAATAACAGAAGCAGACAAACGTGTAAAGTTTTTAAGAACTATGTCTTGCGGAATTGCCAGTTCTTTACTGGTTTGGCTGACAAATTTTAGTGATTCATTGTATCCATCTTGAGACCCAATAACTTGACGCAAAGCTGTGCGTTGCTTTTCCAATTCAGCGGCATATTCAGCGGTCGCACCAATCGCCTGCCGCACAATGCCAACAGTGGCGCCAACAGTGGCACCAACTTGTGCACCAACGGGCCCACCAAGGGCAAAGCCGGCAATGCCGCCTAAGGCGCCCTCAGGGCCGCCAAAGATGCCACCAGCAGCGGCGGCACCAAGACCACGGGCAACGCCTGCCCGGCCACCGTAACGCCCTGGAGCAGCCTTGGCAGCAGGTTGTGGGCCGATGGGTTGTGCGTATTGAGTTCCAACCCCCATAAACGGTCCGTAGCCACCGGCGATTATTGCGCCTGTGCGCGGATCTCTGCCCCCAATCGTGGTGTCAGCGTATTCAGCCAACCCCTGCATCTTCTGTGCCCGGCGGGCGTCCCTTGCCGACTGCGCCGACGCGTCACGTTGTTGCTGGGCAATCCTGCCTGCATAGTCAGGGGGCGCCACAGGGCCAATAGGTGCCCCGTATTGAGTGCCACCAGCAATGCCGCCATATGCCCCAGTCAATGGGTTGCGAATCAAACCGTTGTAGCTGCGTTGTGCGGCCGCGGCAGCATTGGTTGCACGGGTGATCCGATTAAATCCTTGCGTTACGGCATTTTGCTTGCCCTGCAGCGCACCAAGCTCACCATCAAGCTGCTTGATCTCAAGCGTCAGTTCGTTAAATGTGGTGCTGCCAATCTCAGCTGATTGACGCAACGCATCAAGGCCAGCACGATAATTCTTGAGGTTATTGACAGAGCGAAGCGACTCAGCACCTAGCTCCTTAAACATTCCACGCAGCTTGCCCAGATCATTGCTGGCAGCTTTTGATTCGGTAGCAAAATTTCTTACAGCAGATCGTGCGCGATTCAATCCTTCCAGGTTTTCAACCTGGGCCCTGATGCGGAGGATTGTCGCTTCGTTGGACATTACTTTCCGTTCTGGCTGTTCATTTGGCTAAGAGCGGCGCACTCCATAATTTGGATGCCCTCAAAAATCCTGACAGGATCAGCCACTTCGTACAGTCTACAGATCCATTCCAGCGAACTGTAATTGAGACCCATGGGACCGGCCATGGACACGTTCCACTGGGTGCGCATCCGCAAGAATACGGCAACGATCTCCCAGTTTTCTTCCCATACTTCAAAGCGCTGCTCAGCGGGTGAAAGCTCAGCAGCGGCAATGTCAGCGGAAGAGAGACCTAGCGCAGCCAGGTCGCTCTCACGCTCGTCTACAACGCCGCCCTTGGCCCAATACTGAGCAGCGGCCTCTAGTTTTTTGCGGCACCGCCGCTGAGGCTGTCAGCGTAGGCAGTGATCAACGCACGCACCACATAGGGATCGTCGCAGATCTCTTTCTTTGACTTGGCCGTAAAAGGAATTTCCTTTCCGGCTTCATCAAAAATGCTTTCCCAACCTTCAAGGATGCCTTCGATCAAAGCATCGTCACCCTTGTCAACCAAGTCATTGAAACTTGATCGACTCATCTTGCGAAAGGTTGCATCAAACGTAGTTTTTTCAAACTTGCCGCCATCGATGGGTGTTTCCACCGTGACGGGCCATTTGTACGATGCAACCTTTTTTAGAACGAATGCCATGCAGAATCAGGTGAAGACCAGGCTCACCTCATTATTGCCTGCTGTGGTGGGAAGTGCCAAGTAGGGCATGGACAGCGAAATGACCCCGTTGGTGTCGCCGTAGGTGCAACCGGTGATGTCGGTCTGCGGTGCGTTAAGCGTGACGATGTTGCCAACAGTGGCGCCGATGACGATGCTGCTTGCAGCGGTTGCAGGAGCAACAGCCTTGGCAAAGAAATCAGTGGTGCCAACAGCAGGCGCCTCGACTACTGCCGTACCGCCAGCGGCGCGGTCAGTGATCAGCACTTCTTGGCTAGAACCGGTCTCCTTGTAAAGAAGTGTGTTGTTCAGCGCAAGGTCAATGCTTTCAAGGCGAGTGCTTGTAACGCCGTGGAACGTGCAGGTGGTGACGTTGGTGTCGTTGACCTCCAATGCAGCAGCTTGGTTAGCAACCGTAAATGTGCCAGAAACTGCCGTGTCATCAGGAGCGTTGTAAATCCCGATGAACTGGAAACTGGCGGTTGGAAATTGCCCAGCCGTCATATTGAACGTCACCGTGCCCCGGGCACCAGTGATCTTGTGGCGTGTGCCGTCGTAGAAGCAATACAGAGAAGCGCTAGAGAAGCTTGCGCTGACGCCTGCGTAAGTAACAGAAGTGCTGCTTACAACCACTTCGCTCATGCCAGCGGCTTGAAGCAGCGGGCCAAAAGCTGGAGCTGTACCAGCAGTTCCAGAGCCACCCAGCTCCACTTCAAAAGTCACCGAAACCCGCTTGTTGGCGACCAACGTTCCGCGGGTGCTGTTACCAATAAATCCCTGGTAAGACGCTGCCTGAACGTTGTCCGACTCAATAGGAGTCACTTCAAGATTCGTTACCTGAATGGCATTGGTGCCAGCAACAGGCAATGGGTCTGTCCCGTAGGTAGACTCAATCTTTGCGATCAGAAACTTCTTCCGAGTCAGAGCCATTGTTCTGTAAAGCAGGAGTGGTTGTAGTCAGTGTAAGCTTCCCAGTCTTAGGGTCGTACAGATAGCTGCCGCCCACTCCAGGATTAGGAATTTCCTTCTCAATCTTAGCCATGGTGCTAGGCAGAAGTAAGGTTGGTGCGACTTGTGCGGTATCGCACCAAGAAGTCTTGCGTAATCATACCCACCGGAATATCAGCTTCGTACATGGCAAAATCTGTGCGATCAGGCAGCAAGTCAAGGGCATAGCCGTTGAGCGTCTGATCAGCCATCAGCAAGGCATGAACTTGCTGGGAGTATGTGTCTGACGTGTCGTCTGGCGTGGCGGCCCGGACAAAGGTGGTGATGCGAACCCGCATGGTCCAATCCAACTTGTCGTAAAAGTTGGTGCCAACAGGACTGTCGTTAACCGGTTCAACAATGACGGCAGGCACTTCAGAGCGCGACAGCGGCTCCACACGACTGCGGTAGACGGTCGCCCCTGTGATGGCATCAAGATTGGTCTTGATGCGGCCCAAGATCAATTCGCGGCGGGTGTCAGCCATTACGTTTTTTGCAATGCAATCTGAACAAACGCCCCGTCATCAATCAACATCGTCTCCCGAACAGTAAAAGCAGTCCCGCCCACAGTGATTGAACCACCGCGAACGAGACTGCCAAAATCTGAAGATCTAGCGGTCAGCGTGTAATCGGTCGTTAAGACCATCCCATCGCTGATTACCTGGCTGGGAGTATCCAGAATTCCATTTGCTGTTACGGCGCCAGCCACGCAGGTGACGCCAAAATCGGCAAGGAACATTCCTAGATCTTCAGTTAACGCCATGGCAATTAGCCGTACTTGGCAGAAGCCAGACCTTGAACGGACAGAGCGCCCGTACCAGTGCCACCAGCAACAGTCAGCGAAACTTTGACGAAACGCTTGATGTCGGTGACGTTGACATACAGCTTCTGGCGGGAAGCAGTGTTGGCAGTCGTTGTGGTAAAGCCACCGCCGGTCACATCGGTGTAAGAACCACCAGATGTATCGGAATGGGTCAGCTTGACAGCAAAGGTGATGCTGGCGCCGCCGGCAGCAGCGTCAAGAAGAACGACCATGTCGCCTTCGTAGCCTTGCAAGTCAATGGCGCTACCAGTGGTGGTAGAAGCGCCAACAGCGGTAGGGAACAGGGCAAGTTGGGTTGTCTTGGTCCCAAGGTTAAGAATTGTCACTGGTTTTCCTCCGTTTGGAAGGTGTAGGTGTGGACTTGACTGGCTCTTTAACCAGAGCCTTGGCAACAGGTTCCTCAATCACCTGTTCAGCTTTACCAATACCGATCAGAAATTTGGCGTCGTCAAGGGAAGCCTCAAGGACTTCCCCGACGCGAACCACGCAACCGCCGGCCATTGTTTGCCTAAGGATGCGGATCTTCATGATCAGAGAGTGTTGTTACCGCGGGAGAAGGACTCAGGATGACGAACAGCCACGTCAACGTCCTGCATTGCAACCACGCGAACGGTGCCGCTGGTGCTGTTGGTGTAGGGATCCACCATGATGTCCAGGCCGGACCAGTAGCCGATCAGCAGGTCTGCAAAATTGCCGAACCAGAGATCGTTGGACTCAACTTGGTTGGACAGCACACCGCGATAGCCGTTGACTTCACCGTTCTCCATCAAGAAGATGCCGGAACCGGCGTCCTTCTTGGTGGTCTTCAGGTTGCCGCGCATGGCAGCGTTCATCAGGTAAACAGGTGAACCCAGCAGGGCGTTGTCAGCGGCCACGTCAGATTCCATGGCAACCACTTCCGCAAAAGTGGGAGCATCAGCAGCGAAATCTTCGGTGTTAATGCCGGTGGTGAACTTAAGACCCAGAGGCTCGCTGTTAGAGCCAGTGCCGTAAAGGCCAGCCAGGTCAATGCGCAGTGCAAGGACGGCAGCAAGATCACGGCGAACCATGTTCTCGATGTCGATCGAAGACTGAAGCATCAGGCGGCGGCTGTAATCAGTGAAAGCAGCAACCGTCTTGGGGGTCAGGCTGACCTGATCCACGGTCTGCTGGCTCTCGGTAGGAGCACCACCTTCAGACACCCAGTAGCCGGTGCCGGCGCCAGACTGGCGGGGAATTGCAACGTTACCAACCAAACCGGTCAGGACGGTGGCGCCAGCCTGGTCAAGGGCGGAAGCGTTGCGAAGCAGGTCGATGAAAGAAGCAGAATCAAGCTCAGTGGCGACGGTGTTACCACCGGCGGTAGCAACGCCAACGCTCAGGTCGCGGCGAAGCACTTCCTGGGGGATGGTGATGCCACGGCTCTGACGGCCAAGCTTGGCGGCAGCAGCTTCAGAAGCTTCAATCTCAAAGCCAGCAGCTTCACGCGCAGAGCGATCAGCAGGGTTGGCCAGGTAGTTGATGGCGCGAAGGAAAGAGAAAGACCGGGTCTCCTCTTTGGAAAGGCCGATATCGGCGACTGTGGTGTCCACAGGCTGGGCGGAGGTGCTCATTTTTTCAAGAAGTGCAGTGCGCAGCTCATCAAGACCACGGGAATTCGTGATGAACTCCTGGGCCATGTCGCTGTTGTTGGTGCGATTGCCCAGGGCAATCATTTCGGAAAGCTCCTTTGCCTTGGCCTGTGCGGCCTCAGCGCGGATCGCCTCCATGTCGAAGGTGGGTTCCACGGGTTTTAACTCCGAGAGAGGTGAATTGGTCACGGCTGAGGCCGTAGTTGAACTCTCACTAATAGTAAGAGTTCGACCTATGCCTACTGATTGATCAGCAGGCACGGTCACCAGCGAGATTTCAAACGGTTGGTATGACGTTGCCCGATACGTGATTGGATCAGTATTTTTGTCTGTCTCCATCGAGTTGATCCTGTAGCCAAAGCTGACATTGCGGAGAATGCCGTCTTTGATCAATTCCTGCATCTCACGGCCAAGGTCGTTGTTGGCCATTTTGACCTTGGCATAGCCGCGCTTGTCTTTGATGTAGGCACGCTCGACAACGCCGACGATCCGATCAGGATCATGCTGGAACAACAGGGGAGCGCCGTCGTTCAACCGGCTGAGGTCCATGGCGCTTTCGTCCATGCTCAGCACTTCCATGCCGAAATAACGCTCGACAGGTGCTTCGGATGCAAAGGGAAACTCAATCGTGCGCTCTTCGCCAGCAGCACGAAAATCAGTCACCAGCGCACGCTGGAACAATTCGCCTTCGATTTTGCGCACTGCATCCTCTTCTTCAATTACTTTTTCTTCAACATTCACAATTACTTCTTCAGTAACTGCAAGATCTTGAACGGCTTGTTGCTCTTCCATTGCGCGTTTTGCAAGCTGGCGAAAATACCTGCTCATGAGTCTAGTTCCTCAACGTCATCTTCTTCCAGATTATCGGGCTCGGCGGTGTCTTCTGCCTCTTGGGGTTGCTGCTGGCCAGATCCACTGACCTGACTGGGGTCACTATCCAAAACAATGCCAAGTTCATCAGCCAACGCCAACTCATGCGCCCGCTGACGCATCTGCTCCTCAAAATCACCGCCATGCAATGCGATAACTTGCGAAAGGGTCATGATCCCGTTGCGAATCAATGACTTGTAAGCATCGGCTTCTTTCTGTGGGTCTACAAACTGAGCGGCAGGTGGAATCCACTTGGACTCCTCGTAGCGTTCAGGGTCGATCTCGTACCCAGGCAGGTTTAGCACTCCTGCCAAAACGGCCATCTCAAGCCAACGCTCGTACACCCGCTCGCATAGCGTTTCAACCAAATACTGCTGCAAAGTTTTGTAATGAGTGCGCGTTTCCAGCAGCTCAAGCCGTGAAGAGCTGTAGTTGCTTTTACTGAAGTCAGAACTGACTTGGGTATAGGAGCAGCCAACACCCGAAGCGACTGCCCGCAACATCTGCGCCACAAAAGGCGTGAACGCATCGTCAGGCCGGTTGGGCGAGAAGAATTGCATCTCCTCACCAGGGGCCAAGCGACGAATTGAACCGGGAGAAAAATCAAGGACGGAATCATCTTGAAACTTGCCGTCCTCAAACAACTCCTGATCTGGCGTCCGCACAAACGCCATCATTGCTGACGATGCCCGTGCGGCCACAATCTCAGCCTCCTCGTAACCACT